ATAAAAACATATAAAAATACACATCACATCACATCACATATAAAAGGTTTTTATCATTTGTTGTGTGACGCGTGACAAAATTTGCTGAAAGCCGCACTAGCATTGGGCTAGAGGGGTGTCATAGGTCGTTTTTAGCTATGACACACATGAATATTGGCTTTTTTGTGTATTTTTGGTAAAATTCATTTGCCGTCATAATCACTTTTTGGCGATTTATCAATCTGGCGGCATTTTATTTTTTTAACCTGACGAGTAAAAATCATGATTCAAAAATACCCAGTTTGCATTTCCGCATTACTGCTTTTGAGTTCTACAAACGCAATGGCAGATTTCGATTTACGTCACAACAAACAAATTCGTTGTCTTCAAGAAAACATCTACCACGAAAGTCGAGGAGAGCCATTATCTGCGCGTAAAGCGGTCGCAGAGGTCACTTTGCGAAGAAGTAATACCAAAGGCTACCCTAAAGACGTTTGTGGCGTGGTGAGCCAATACAAGCAATTTTCGTGGGTAAAGAAAAAACATTCAGTAAACGACAAACGCGCATGGCGTTTAGCTAGAATTGCAGCAGTCGAAGTCTACCGAGGATTCACAAATCCTGTCACCAAACACGCAATATATTTTAATCACGTCAGTTACGGTAAACGCTACCAAACACCCACAAAGCCAATAATCATTGGACGTTTGGAGTTTTACTAATGAAAAAATTATTGATATTATTCATTTTGCCATTTTGCTTAGATGCAAATGCTGCCATCCCGCTTACAAAAACGTGTAAAACCGATATGGTTGCTTACAAAAAAGCAATTGAGTCATACCCTGTTGTCAATCTTCTGCAACGATTGCCAAGTTTGAAAAAATTTACAACTTGCAAAGATATTAAAAAACCTGTTGTTAAAAAAACTATTTCTAAAAAATCCGTAAAAACTAAGGGCAAATTATGAACGACAACGAAATTGAAAAAGAACTTCAGAGCAAAGGCTTAACTGCTCCACGCATTACACCTGCCGACATTGAAGACAATATTGCAAATGCGTATTTCTTTACTGCAAGACAAGGCGTTAACGCTAGTGGTGTGGATTACGTTATTTCACATGAGAATTATCAATCTTTGAATTTATTAACGTTTTGCGTATTGATTTTAAACAACGGATTTATTGTGACAGGTGAATCAGCTTGCGTATCTCCTGAAAACTTTGATGCTGAAATGGGTAGAAAAATTGCACGTCAAAATGCAGTTAACAAAATTTGGACTTTGATGGGTTATGCGTTAAAAGAAAAACTTTCAAATCAATAATCCGTAAAAACTAAGGGCAAATTATGAGTTTAGAATCCGTTTACATAAAAATATTACGCGATGGCGTAAGCATTCCTCAACGCGCTACTGACGGTAGTGCTGGCTATGACATTGAAGCAGAGATTGACAAGCCTATTACCCTGCTTTGCGGTGAACGTAAGCTTATCCCAACAGGCTTTGCTGTTCACATCACTGACCCAAATTACGCCATGAAGCTTTTACCGAGGTCAGGTCTTGGTCACAAAAATGGCATTGTCCTTGGCAACCTCGTAGGTTTAGTTGATAGCGACTATCAGGGTGAGGTTTTTGTGTCACTTTGGAACAGTGGTAATGAACCGTTCACAATAAATCCTTATGCTGTTATTGCCCAAATGATTTTTGAACGTGTCCAGCATCCTGAATTTATCCAAGTTGAAAATTTTGATGTTGCAACTAAACGCGGTGAGGGTGGATTCGGAAGTACGACCAAATAATATTATTTTCAATTGCATGGAGCAGTAATGGATTTTAATAAAAAGATTTCCCGTAAAGAGAAAAGAGCGTCAAAGTTTCAACAGCAAGAGCCACAAAATTTTGGTGCAAGAAAAGCAAAACCAATCGTTGCTTTAAATAAAATCCAGCAGCAATATTTAAACACCATTCGCGCAAATATCATCACCTTTGCTGTCGGAAGTGCTGGAACAGGGAAAACTTATATTGCCGCATCATATGCTGCTCAAATGCTAGAAGAAGGTCACATTGATACCATTGTCATGACCAGACCAAATGTTGAAGCAGGTCGGGGTTTTGGTTTTTTGAAAGGTGAATTGCAAGAAAAGTTTGCACCCTACATTGAACCATTACTCGATGTGCTTAACGAAAGATTGGGGAAATCTCATACTGAATATTTGGTCAAACGCGGTGCAATCCAATTCAAACCGTTAGAATTTTTACGCGGTAAGACTTTTTCAAACTGTCTTTACATTTTGGATGAAGCTCAAAACACCACTCCATCGCAAATGAAACTTTTTCTTTCGCGTGTGGGTGAAGATACTAAAGTAATCATTGACGGTGATATTGAGCAAAAAGATATTAACGGGATGTCAGGTTTAGAGGATGCAATAAACCGCTTATCTGATATTGAGCAAATTGGAATTGTTAGATTTACCGTTGATGATGTTGTCAGGTCGGGTATTTGCAAAGAAATTTTATTGGCATATCGTAATTAATTTAATCATAAAGGAAAAATCATGAGTAACGTAGAACATCCAAGTCATTACAACCAAGGTGGAATTGAATGTATCGATGCCATTGAATCTGCTGTTTGTAATCTTAACGGCATTGAAGCCTATTTGGTTGGCAATGCCATCAAATACATTTGGCGACACAGAGAGAAAGGCGGTGTTGAATCACTCGAAAAAGCTATTTGGCATTTGGAGCGTCAGATTGATATTTTGATTGATGAAGAAGACGAACAAAATGCGGATGATGACTACAACGATGTTTACGCTGCGGTTTACGGTGACTATACCGACTTTGAAGCTTTTATGAACAAGATTAGATTGGGAAGTAAAAAAGGCGACAAAGATTTGCACGATGTTTTGGAATCGATTGCAATTGCTTTGCGTGAGCCAAAATGATAGTTGATGTTAAATCAGAACATGGTTATGACTTTGCCCTTCTTGGGATGTCGAGAAGTTATTTCGATGAAGCCGCTAACGAAACTGTCTGGTGGGAAATGCAAAAAGAGAAAGCGCAAAAACGTGCCAAGCTCTTGTGCGTAAAAACACCTGAACACGCCAAGTTTTTACGACTGGTGGACATCAAGTTTACGATGAAAGCCACTCGCGCATTTTGGCAGGAATATGCTACTTACAAAATTGGCAACGTTGAGTTGTCTGCAAGTACCATGCATAAGCTAGACAAACGTGAACCTACTTATGACGATTTTTCGGTAAACACACCCAAGATTGTTGTCGATATTTTTAAGGTTGTCTGGCTTAAATACAAAATGGGCGAAATGTCTTTTATGGAACTTAAGGACTCATTGCCTGAAGGCTATTTGCAAACACGCGACATTTCCATAAATTACGCTACGCTTCGTAATATAATTGCACAGCGTAAAGACCATCGATACTTGTACTGGCGAGATATGATTGCGCAAATGATGGCTCAAGTTGAACATCCTGAATTTTTAGAGGATTTGCTACAATGATAGCAACTTTTGAATTTACCATAGGTTTGAAAATGTTTTGGTCAGATTTAACTTTACCTCCAATCAATTTGTACAGCTTTCCTATCCAACAGGATTTTATCCGTAGGCAAGCTAGGATTGCAGCAACTTATGTTTCACCGAGAAACGCCAAGTATTCAAATTCAAACGCAGTTGACAAACTTTATAAATCACGTTCAAACAATTAATCGTATCGTTCACTATGAGATTTTTTTTAAAAATTTTTAGCAAAGTATTCAAAAAACATGAATGCGAACATTTTGTTCCACATCCTGTTATTGATTGCCTTGAGTGTACTGAGTGCGGTTCTCTTGAATTCACTGTAGGAAAAACACATTATGGCTCAAAAACATCTTGATACACTTAAAATCCACGAAGGCTTTAAGGCTGTGCCGTATAAATGCACTGAGGGGAAAAATACCATTGGCTATGGCTACAACATGGATGCAAATCCACTAAAGGTCAACGTTGAACGCTTAAAGCAAAATGGGATTACAAAAGAAGCAGCAGAAAGACTTCTCATTCTTCTCTGCGAAAAAATCAAAGCAGAATTGGAAACACATTTTTCTTGGTTTGATGCACTTGACGAAGACCGCCAATGGGTATTGATTAACATGGCGTATAACATGGGAACAAGTGGTCTTTATAAATTCAAAAATATGCTGACAGCCGTTGGCAAAGGTGATTACGATAAAGCCGCTGCTGAGATGAAAAATTCTAAGTGGTACACCCAAGTTGGAAATCGTTCAGCTTATTTAAAAACAGTCATGGAAACAGCGAATGCTTAAAGGCTAACGTTAAAAATTGATTTTATGAATAGGGCATATATTGCCCTATTTTTTTACCTGCCAATTTATTGACATTTGGCATATAGTATAGATTTGTCTGAAATTATCCATTAGGCGTTGTGGCTATGGAGATATTTGTGTGTCACTAATAAAAGGATTTAGTATCAAAGGCTTAGGAAAACTCGGTAACCAGTGAAATCGCGGGGTGCTTCCCCCCCGCGTGGCTCTGAGATTTTTCAGAGTCCCCGCTATGTTATAACATAACTTTTCTAAGTCGTTGAATTTATTGATAATTTTACCGATAAAATCGATTTTGAACCCCTGAACCCCTGAACCCCTGAACCCCTGAACCCCTACAATATATCAGGCGTTGTGGATATCAGGCGTTGTGGATATCAGGCGTTGTGGATATCAGGCGTTGTGGATATCAGGCGTTGTGGATATCAGGCGTTGTGGATATCAGGCGTTGTG